TAGCTTTGCCACTTGCTTCATCAGGTTTTATTTGTCCTGTTGCTATATCTCCAGCCCCGGCTAGTTCACGACATGTTCTAATTAATTCATTTTGCAAATTTGCAATATCAGGACTTATTTGACCCGGTGTTGTAATTTTGAAGAATTTACTTACATCATCAGCACTAGAGTCATTTACATAAATTGTAGAACCCACTTTATTTAAGTCTTGCGGATTGTCAATTTTATTTTTATTAATAACAGTATGAGGATAAGAAATCATCTTACCTATAAAAGCTCTCCTAGTAGCTGTCTTATTTACTTCTATTTGAGTATCTATATACTGTTCTACTTCTCCTATTCCACGAGCATTGCCTTCGCAATCTTCCCAGTTCAAATGTGCTATCGGATAATAAGTAAGACCTGTATCAGCATCTTTTTCAATATTGACAAATTTCATTGCTTCTGAATAGTGAATTGTTCCATTTTTCTTATAAAGCATAGTTACTATCGTTACCATGTCCGTTACTTCTTCTTTTGAATCATTTCCACTTTCATTTTGAGTGAAATTATCAGCATGAATTGCATCAATATCTTCTTCTTTAACGCCTTTATTTTTTGCATATTCTCTTGCTTGAGATAAAGTCACTCTTTTCTTAAGCAAGATATATGGTTGTTCTTGAATGTCATCATCGTTTTCATTGCCATACATAGCATCTACTTTTGATTTTAATTCCATAATTGGAACTCTTTTTTTATTATCCCAGTAGAAATATGTAATAGCTTCTCCATTTATAGCAGACTTTTTGACACACTTTTTAAGTTTTGTATCTATTTTATTAATTTCCCACACTTTTTGTGCCTTTTTAGTTACTAACTCACTAGCCTTTTTTTGCAACTTCTCTAAATTCTTCGTTATCGTAGTTTTCAGAATTATATATTAGTGCATAATCAGTACTTGTGACTACACCCACTTTGTATTTAACTATTGGTTTAATAAAATTAACTTGAATAGGTTCAGTTTTCTTTAAAACTACGCCTTCCCATTGGTCTCCATTAAAAAATCTAAAATTGCGGTCTGTTTTAGCAAAATAACCTTTTCTATTCATGAATAATAAATGAGATTCATATAAACCCCATATATCAGTTTCTTTTAGTTCTAAATCCATATGAACCTCCTATTCTATACTTTTTTGGCTTTCTAGTGTTCCATCAAAATTATTAATATTTTCCCATTCAATTTGAGCTTCTTTGCTTAATGTGGGTTCTTTTGGAACACTTAAGTCTTTTACTACTTTGCTTATTGGTTCTGCAATTGTAACTATCTTTTCTTCGTTCTTTAGTTTTTGACCATTTTTTAAGCCTAAAGAATAAGCTTCAATAATTAAAAAGCCAATTACTAAAACTAAACCTACTATATCCCACATTATTTAGCACCTTTTTTCTTTTTAGTTTTTGGTTTAGTTTCTTCCAATACTTCTTTTATAGTATCTTCTATAATTTTATTGGTTTTTTCTTCTCCAATAATATCATTTGAAATTTCTCTTAACTTTCGTAGCATTTTCTTTTTCATATTATTTCAATCTCCTCTCCATAACCTTCATATGAAGGCTTTTCAAAATCAAAATTCATTACAAATTCATCTTTTTTTATTATTTTAGTTGGTGCTATGTGATTTACACAGAAATATCTTAAAGCATCCGTTATATGCGTTATTTCATGTGGTTCAGTAGCAACATCGTTTGGGTCTTTTTCATCATGTTGCAATTGAGGCAAACATCTCACCAGATTTATACAATTACTGAATATCTTGATATCACTATCTTCATAAACTTCACCAGTCTGTTCATTTTTTGCTTTTTTAATTTTCAACCATTCTTTAACATTTAGCCAACCCGCTTTTCTGTCATTACTTGCTTTTGTTAAATCTATTCCACCTTCAAAGAACAATTCGGCAGTACTTTTTCCAGTATCCCTGTTCCTATTCCATAAATCAGGTGGAGCATATATTGCTTTATATTTATGATTTCTCATTATGCTCTTTAATGTTTGTCTTGCATCACTTACTATTAAGTCTGATTTATGAATTTCATTGTAAACATAAGCTTTCCCTTTTGTATCTACTGCAATAAAAAGAACTGCGAACATATCTAGCCCGTAGTCCATTGCAATGTACCTATTCCATTCAAGTGGTATTTCAAATGGTTCTATTACATGAATATTTCTATTAAATTCTCTAAAGAATTGTCCGTCGAAAACATCCCAGTTACCATATAGCATCGCCTGTTTTCTATCTTCTGGTAAATTTTCTAGAACTTTTACATAATTTGGGTCTTTTTCCATTATATATTTATTTTCAAATACCAACGATGGAATAAAAATATAATCTTTTGGGTTTTCTGTTACTTTATAATCTTTATCAATAAATAATCTTTTAACCCATGAATGACCAACTCCGCCAGGATTACAAGTGAAGTACATTCTAGGAATAAATTCTTTTTTCAAATTTCCGCTCATACGATTGCTTTCCGTTAAAGTTTGAAATTGAAATTCAGTAAAATGAGTAGCTTCTTCAAGTACAATTACTTCGTATGCTTGCCCTTGATATTGCAATACGTCTTTTTCATTATCACAATATCCTAAAACTATTCGTGAACCATTAGGAAATAAAAACTCTTTTGTATTATCTCTATAGTTTGCTATATTTTTAAGCAATTTTTGTAATTGCAATACATGATTTTCTCTCAATTCTTTCAATGTTCTTCTGAGCAATAGTATTTGTATGCCTGGATAATTAAAAGCTAATAAACACATCTTTATTCTTGATACATGACTCTTTCCACCGCCTCTGGCACCTCCATAGCAAATATATTTATTCGTTGCTTTACAGAACTCTATTTGTTTTGGATAAAGTTCTCCAATATCAAACACCATTATTTACTCAACTCTTTTATTTCATCAGACATTTTTATAGCTATTGATGTATTACTTGTAGCTTCACCTTTTGCAAGTGCTCTTTTATCGAATAAAGTACCTATTGCAGTAGTAAGATTGTTTATTGGTATATCTTCTCTATCTAATGCTTTATCTAGCTTATTCATAGCCTTGTCTATTAATTTATTTGCATATTCTACAAACTCTAGTTTTTTTTGTTCGGATACTTTCACGTATTCTTCGGAATGTTCTTCAATTATTTTCTTTACAGTCTTATCAGATACGTGACACTCTTTAGCAGTTGCATTGTAACTATTAGTTAGTGCATAACTAGCCATAACCATTTGTATTTTTTTATTATCTATTTTTACACCTTTCGGCATAGTTATCACTCCCTTTCTTTAAATTCAATACACTCCCAAATTTCTTCTTTGTGTTCAGCTAATATAGAGATTATAATAGCTAATATAAACAGAATTATAATTAATAAAATTCCTAATATAATTTTCATACTCTTATGTTCCCATAATCAAAATAAATTTTCCATATGCTTTAGCTATTTCATATTCTATTTTGCATCCTCTTGCTTTTTCCCAACCAGGAACAAAAACTACTACGTCCGCTTCAGCTAATTTTTCAATTGATTTTGCTAAATAATAAATAGGATTATCAAATTCAATATCAAATAGAGTATTTAATACTTCCCATTCTGGATTAATAACTTTAATTACTTCTTCTCTTACAGCTTTAATTTCTTCATCAGTTAAACCATTCATCGGTTGACTTATCATTACTTTCATATTACATCTTTCCTTTCTTTTTTAAATACTGTACTAATGACATAAGTGTCAAAGCTCACTAATACTCTATAAGTCTTTTTCATAAGATTATCTTATTCGGTTGAGTATAAGACCGTAAATCAATACGTTAAAAACCTCTGTCTTGTTTTTTATATATCATCAGTACACTACCTAAAAAGGTAGTACTACTTTGTACTCTCTTAAATCTCAACGAAAAAATTTAAGTTCCGTACATTTCGTAGACTGCTTCGTTCGTTATCTAGGGTTTTCCAGCAGTTTTCCCCACCTAAAATAAGACTTTATTGACTCTCATAATTAAATAATTTTAATAAAATCTTTACAAACACAGGATTTTATGTGTTTTCCTCGGCATGCTATGATGCGTTGTTAGTGCTTATAAATATAATTAATCAACCACCTTATAGGTGACTACACTGTAAACCAGCATAGAGGGTTTTAACCTCACTCAGTATTTATAAGCACCATAGAGCAAACACCTCGAGAACGTGTCCAAAGACTTACCGCAGTATTCACTTTGTTTGCTCTATGCTACTCATAAAAAGTAGCCACTTGTGTTATAGTTAGTGCTTTTATAAGCACCATATTAAGTAAATATACACGGGTAGATGGATTACCACATTCCAAAGTCACCATCGTTAGCTTTTACCTTTTATAAGACATCAGGAATATTACTCATTGTATAGTCTTATATATTATATTTACTCAATATGCTACTTATAAAAATGGTAGGCGAAGTAGGACTTGAACCTACAATAAAGCTGTATAAGAACCCCGTGATAACCATTTCACCATTCGCCTAAAAAAACGATTAGAAAATAATCTAATCGTGTGAGGTAATAAATGAAATATATAATTATTCCATTTTACATATTATAGCATAAGCTAATGTGCCATAGTGTGCCATAATGTGTCATTTACTTATTTTTTTCTTTATCATATAATCTATGGCACTGTCTCAGTGAATAATTAAAAACTTTACAAATATCTTTCCACTTCCAATGCATTACATCTCTAAAATAAACTATACAATATTCTACAGACTCTTTAGATATCATTTCTCGAATTTCTTCAATTGCAAGTTCTTTATAAAAGTTATACGATGCTAAGTCTGCATCAAATTTATTCTCTAATTCTTCTTTTTTTATTACTTTGTTTAGCATAATATCTCCTTTTCT